AGTGAACCTAACAGCACAGGCTAGAACATTAAACTCTTGCACTTACACAGGAAAGTGGATAATACTTAGTTAAATAATATAAAAACATAAATAATCCTTTTTCGATGTGGTGGTGAAAGAATCAAAAAAGAATCTACAAATAAGTGGGTCTTAACACAAAAGGATGGCAAGTTTCTGTCCATCTTAGGAGGCCTAAAAAGGATTTAGGTTAATATTTATATTCCACTAACATTGTTTGTTTGTTAGTTAAGTTGAAGGTGGAAAAAGAAAATGGAAAACATAGTAAATGATAAGAACCGGCTATTTGCCGCAATAGAAACAGAATGTCATGTTTTGAAAGTAGACGCTACTTCAGAAGATGTATTGAAGGTGTGGGTTAAAGAACCTACATGGCTTCAAGTAGAGCAAGCATTAGGAACAGTAATGAAACTAGATGCAGAAACACAAAGTTTAGATTTAGATTTAAACAAGATGTATAAGTTTATGGTTGAAAACTTTATAGAAAAAACAGAACCACAGTTAAACACACTAGAATTAATGCGTTTATCTCCATTCATTGGGGCGCAATTAAAAGATGTGTTGCCAAACCCGTTTGATGACCTCATGGGGGCTGATACGGGAAACTAAAGGATGTTCGTAGAGCCTTAAAGGGAAGAGAAGTTAATCCCGTAATAGGCTCTCGCATCCTTTTATATTCATATTGTATTGCTTTTAAGGTAAGTCCTTTAGAAGCATACAACACCCCTGCTAGCATAATACTTACTATGTTATCAATACACGCAGAAGCAAAGAAAATAGAACAAGAAGAAATGGAAAAAATGAAGTGATGTTATGAGTGAAGATACAAAAAAGTATGTGTCGCAATTAGCAAATGATATGCAAGTATTAGAATCAAATGCTACATCTTTAACTAGGGCTTTTGGTGATTTAGGAGATGCTAGTAATAAATGGTGGACTATTATTGCTAGATTAAGTTCTGGTAGTGGTCTATGGAAGTTTCAGGCAAGGTTACGTTCAGTATCTAACTTGTTTGAATTATATTATAAAGCACAAGATAAAGCATTACAAACCACTTTGAATAGTCTTGATTCGGCTCAAAGACTAACGGGTGCTTTTGAAAGAGTAGAAGACAAATATAATATGTTTTCTAAAAATATAGGAAAGATAACTAAAACACAAAAAGAAGATGATATTTTTAGTGTATATATGGCTAGATTACAGGATGAAGAGAAAGCATTCTATTTCACACAAAAAACTTATTCTGCCGCATATAAAAAGTTTAGAAGGCAAATGAAGAAAGATAATAAACAACTAAAAAAGGAATTGACGTTGCCATATTCTGCTAAAGAAATGGGAGGAGTTTTTAGTAAAAAAGGTGCATTTCGTAAAGGTACTATACTAGGAGATGCTGCACCACTTAGAGCAGGTAGAAAAGTAGCATCAATGGGTAAATCAGCATGGAGTTTTCTTAAGGAGGGTGGTGCAGAAAAAAGCACTCTTGGCAAAAGATATGGGAAAGTAGATGGAGGTAATATTCGTCGTGAACCATATGGTGCAAAAAAGTTTAAGGCTGAAGAAAAAAGATTAAAGAAAGCAAATAAGTTTCATAATAGAATGAGTAGGATGTTTCTCAAAGGATGGGAAAAACTTCAACCGATTCTTTTTACTATGGGTAAAGCGATTCTTCAAGTAGTAGTAAAGGCTTTAATGGGATTCTTAATCTATTTACCTTTAATTATTATCGTATTCATGGCTTTAAGAAAAGCATTTAAGCCTGTTAAAGATTGGGCTAAAAAGAATGAAGGCTTATTTACAGCAATTAAGGATAACATTATAGATTTGTATTATGTTATGAAAGAATTATTCCGAGCAATATTTGATGGTGATATAATAGAAGTATTAAGAATATGGTTTACACAAGTATTACCATTAGTATTAGAAATATTTTTGAGAGTTGTTCATGTGCTTGCTAGTATAATAGGTGTAATTCTATATAGCATAGCAACTACTCTATACAACGTATTAAAGACACTCTTTGGTGCGGCTAGGGATTATATCAGTAGCAAGTTAGGTTTCTTTGCGAGTGGTGGAACTGTTAATACTCCATTACAGATAGTTGGAGAAAGAGGGCCAGAATTAGTATCTTTACCTAGAGGCTCACAAGTATATCCAAATGGAATGGCTGTTGGTGGTGGCTCAACTACAATAAATGTTCATGTAAATGGCCGTGTAGGTGCTTCTGATGCAGAGATAAGAGATATAGCAACTAAAGTTTCTAGGGAAATTAACCTTAGAATGAATAGAACAGGTACAACAGGAACGGGATTCTAATATGGTAGCACCAACAAATAGAGTAATGATTGAATTAAGTAGAAGGTCATCAGCAAAAAATCCTTCGGAAGCGAATACTATACATACAAATAGAATATCCTTGCTATGTGATTCAGTAAGTATAAGCACATCTAAGAGCGCATTCCCATTTGATATACCATTCTCAGGTATAGTTTCAGGAGAGTCATCAACAATGGTTATGGATTTAGGGGCGGCAAGAAAAGAAGTACAATTACAAGGCACAATTCGTGAACAAGAAGTTACTAAGTTTAAAGGAGGAGATGAAACAAGTGCTAAAACAGTATCTTTAACTTCTTATGAAATCGCTCAATTATTACATTCATATGTTGATTCTTCTTTCGTACATGAAGACCAGAACATTAGTAAATTGATACTGTTAATACCAAGTAGAGCAGATAATAATTTTGAATATAGAAACACAGCAAACGAGACTGCATCAATAAATGTAACTAAAACTACTCCGTTAAATGAATTACCATTAATACCATTTCATTTCGCAAATAGAAGTTACGATGTAACCTCCTGGTCTTTTGGACACACAAAGAAAACATTCGATTATTTCAAAACAACTACTGATGAAGTAGAAGGGCTTAGAGGTTTTGTGTCTACCTTTTCTACTGATATAGCGGGTGCAGATACACCCCATATTGGTTTCAGTATGACGTTTATTCAATCTTCCACACTAGTTTCAGACTTTATTAACACAACATTTTGAGGAATATATATGCCAGGAATCTTTGTAGGTAATACAAAATCATTAGTTTTTCCTATGATGAGTGATGCATATTTACAATTAAAATACGCTGATAAAAATGATAGTGCTTCAACTGTTTTAGGATTAAGACAAGGGCTTTGGGGGCATAATAAATCATTTAGTATAGAAGCAATAATTACTCCTTATGATGTAAATGGATTTGGTTCTAAAGGGAATGCTAATAATATTGGTATTACAGATTCAGAGAAGACACCTCCTAGTGTTAATACAGATAATGCTAATTTAACACATTATCAAAGTCAAGACTATTTTACACCTACTAATAGAAATACACATAAAATGATGATATTTCATAGTAGTGGCTTTGAATTGTATCTACAAAACACTACTATTCATAACTTTAATCAACCAGCAGAATACAAACTATGTGCTAAGATTGGTTCAGAGATTGTAGAAACAGGCAAGATAATATCTCCAAGAGATAGACTTTATGGTTATTATGATTTATCAGGTTTCTATGATGGTATCTCTACTATGTTAAAACTATTTGATGATAGCACAAGTATAACTGGTACAACTGTTACATGTGAAAGTACAGGTCTTTTAATAGTAGGTACAGAAATATTCAACTCAAGCGGAGTTAGTCTAGGTACTGTTCAAACCATTGATGCTAATGGAAGCGACTTTACATTGACTAGTGCAACTAATTATACCAATAAGTTGTTTATACATCAACCTAAAGAAGCATTTTATATGGATACAATGTATAAAATAACTTGTTGTGTGCATACTGATGGTAAGATAAGATTATTTATAAATAATATTTTACTTGTTGAAGGTGAAATTACTATTACTGACTTTAATTTTGGCACTACTGATTGTTATATCGGTAGAGACCCTGATACCACCCATACTCAATTCATGGGAGAACTATATGAAATAGCAATGTTTAGAACAGCAGAACCTAGTATTGCATCAACCACTCTAAATATAGGATATAATGATACTATATTTTATTATAGGTTTGGTGACTTATAATGGAACGATATGTTTATGTTTTAAATGCTGGTAAATATGGTAATGAGAATATAGATTATACATATGCAAACAAAGGTAATGCATTTACAGGAGATATAGCATTTAAGAACACATCAGTAAATCCTGTATTAAAATGCACTAACATAACTGCTGAACATAATGGGCTATCTGCTAACTTCTTTGAGATTAGAAACACTCATTATGAAGGTGAAATATCTAATGCTAGTCATTCTGCAATAGTAAATAGAATATATCCAAGCACTAACGATGCAGCCAGTATAGTAACAAATGCAACGTATGGTAAAAATAAACAACAAACTACTTCTTTTAAAATAAGGACTTATACAAGCACAAGTGCAAGTAATTCTGCTACTCATGCTAACCAGTTACTTATTGGGAATAGTAGTTTGAATATGGAGTTAGATACATACGATTATTTTGTTTTAATTAACCCTCAAATAGCACACTCAACATCAGATAGCACACCTAGTATTAGACCTCATTTTGCGAAGATAACTAACATTATTTCTTTTGATGAACACGGTGATGGCTTTGAGTTTGAACCTAAATATCCAGAAGCAATTGCTAAAGATACTAATTTTGAAATCTATAAAGGGCCATTAGTTTCAGATACTAGCGTTGTTGCTGTAAGTTATGGCCTTCGTGGAGATGGGACAGAATTAGGAATAGCAACTACGGATGATTATAATCAGAGTAGTCCTGCAACTTTTATCACAGATAAATATGATGCAGGTAGTGAAGTATCAAGACCGACATGGTATTTTTATAATGATAGATTACAGAATAAAGATAGACTAGATTATGGTACTAAATATAATTTGACTACTTGTAGGTGTTTTGATTGGACTACTAAAGGGAGTTTTACTAGAACCCAATCAATAAATCAATATACTTCTAGTAGTGTTGTTTTAACCTCTTCTACTTTTACAGGCGTAACAGGACAGAGTGTGTATCAAAAATTAAACGATGCCTCATATGTATATATGGGTAATGTAATATCCTATTCTAGTCCTTCATTAACCTTAGAATATGCAGTTAGTGCAATAACATCTACTAATTCAACAACTGATACTAATATTCATGTAGGTAGAACAGTACATCAATCAATATTTAGAACAGAAAGAGAGTATGGTACTGATATTGAAGACTATGGTGCTATGAATCAACACGCAGTATTAGTAGATAGAATGTATAATAAAGATGGTGAAATTAATAGTGCAAGCCAACCTACTGACTATGAAACAGGCTCAACATCTACATATTCATTCAATCCTTGTAAATGGAAAGATGCTTTTAGGAATGCTGGGAGACACGCACATGACCGTTCATCTATACATTCTTTATATTCTACTGTTAATTCTGAAAATGCTAGACATGCTTATCTAACTGGGCCAAGTAGATACGCATATTATAAAACATCACATAAAAAGAACAATGCAATAAACCCTGTAATGTCTGTTACGGTTAATAACCCAAAGAACAAACTCAGTCAATTCGCTTCTACAACTATAATGGATAATAACGGAATACAATTCTTAAAGATTAAAGAGGATGAAAAATATTCTATAACTAAATCTTTACACACTTCAACGACTAGCGAAGTTAAATTACCATTTACTGCTTCTAATACTTACATCGGTTCACCTGAAAGTTTCCAAGTTACATTAAATGGTATATATGAAACTAATACATTAGATTGGCAACCAACAATTGATTATAAAAGCAATCAAGTAATTAAAGCAGATACAATATTAAAAATAGCGGAAGTGTATTATAGAGTGGGAACTATTTCTAATGTTAGTTCTAAAACACAAACAATGGCTGTAACTCATAAGAAACAAGCAAAGGATAAAGAATGGATTGTGCTAACTCAAGAAACTCAGTTTCCACTATTCACAGCACAAGATGTCTTTATTATGTGTTGGAATGGTGGGTTGAATACAGCATGTCCTATTGATACAGAAGTAGTATATGAATCAGATGTATTACAAAGATTAACTATAAATGAAAGAACTGTAAGTAAAAAAGATACTAGCCTATACAAGAAAAAGTTAAGTCTATTAAATAAAGAGTTTTATGGCCTTGATATTGAAGTAGACTATGGGGATAAAAACCATAAACATATCAAACTACTAACAAATAAAACTTTTTATCAACCATCAACAAGTAAAAAGGATTTTATGTATTATTATCAAGGAGGTTATTGTATTGAAGAAGATGTTTTCAATGGAACAGTAGAGGATATTAATTCTAAAAATGAAAATGGAATGTTAACTTATACTGTAAACGGTAGAGATGATACAAGTATTTTATTAAACAATGTAACTAATAAGAAACTACATAAATCTGATGATATAGTTTATTCTACTCTTTCTCCTGTTTTACTTCCTACAACTGCAATAATTAATAAAGAGTCTGTTAGCACAATTTATATAACTTTAGTAGCAAATGATAATAGTATTGTAGATAAGAGTTTATTATTTAATTCTGATAATGAATTGATAGGAGAAATAGTAAGCCATTTAGAGTTTAACAGTAAAACCATTCTAACAATAGGAGGCATGACAGATGCTACTGTTTCTACTACATTAAAAGTAATAACACCATTAGAAGCAAATTATATTGCAGGGACAAAAGCATTAGCCGCGAATACTAAACTAACTACCCATCCTACTGATTTCTCTAGTCTTGGTAATAACGGATTAATATTTAATGATGGAAATAAAATAGATGTTTCTACTTTAACTTATTCTAAACTACTCAACACTTCTGCAACGGGTTCGTATAATGAAGATAACTCAATAGGATATGATATAACAGATATTAAATCAATAAGTGAAGGATTAGATTCTAGTTTTGCATTAAAATTAAGCAAAGAAAATAGAGCATCAATTGATTATAAGAATGTTCATACAGTTTCTAGTATGTATTTTAGTGTTATTAGTATTGATACATCATCAGATACTAACACCACAATTAGATTAGCACCAAACTTCCCAGTAGTATTGGGTAGTATTGATACTAATACATCGGATAATGCTTACGACACAGATTTGCGTTATTTATATATGGTTAATTCTAATATACCTAATGGTGGTTTCATACATGGTCTAAAGGATGAGCCTACAACTTACTATACCCCTAAGAGCACGTTTAGATATTGGGGACTTCAAAGGTTTTCAGAAGGAACAGTTAAAGAAACACATGATTCTATTTATGATAATAGTAAAAAGACTCAACGTATAACTGCTGCTACTCCTATGTTTAAAATAAATGCATCAGGTACTAAGTTAACTCCTACTTCAACAGATTTAACACCAAGTTTAACACCTCATTCTGGTTCTAATCTTTGGACAGGTGCTGACATGGGATTAACTGGAAGTAAAGTCTCTCCTATACAATATTATGATTCAGGAAATCAAACTCAGCAGTGGACTCAATTAGAAAACATAGATTACAGGGCTAAGAACTATG